TGTTATCCAAGTGCCCTGATAATAATTATTAGCACCTGTAAAATTACCATTGTACATGAGATTATCAATATATCTCAGTTCTGGTACACCTCTCCAATATACTAGCCATTTCTTTTTATATATTTGCCACTTGGATTCGTCTATCAATCTCGGAAGGTTCCTACCGAAATAATACTCCGAAATTAACTTAACTATGACGCCATCACCAGTATTCTTTATTGTCGCGTCAGATCTAGCCTCGCCTTTGTCTGTCATAGACTTAGCTTTGGTAGATATTATATTGATACAGTCCTCTATTCCCTGATTCCACCCAACAAGCTCGGTAACCATTTTTTTAATGTCCGGATGTATCATTACGTCAGACGTCAGACCGTATTTTTCGAATAGTTTTATGTGTTTCATACGTTTTCTGTGGATCTGATTTGAGAAGATTTTACAACATAATAAATTGTTGATGGATCTTGGTAATCGGCATCGTCAATCCAACTATCTTTTATGTTATTAAATATCACACCGTCATACTTCCTCGTATCTAAATTACTTACAACTTCTTGTGTGCTTGATCCGTATGGTGTATTCATGTCATCCCATTTTTTACCTTTTGCATCTATTATTAAAGGTTTTTTTATACACAAATACGCTTCATATACATATTCGCCACCTGCGTATCCATCGGCGTTATCATAATCGAGAGTAAAATATGTGCCGTCGTAAAACTCAGTTAATTCTGTATGCGATCCGTGGTACACTACCAACGGTTTGCCCTTTGTATCAACTATTTTACTACCATCGAACCATTTATCAAATCCGTCTGATTCAAATAATTTGTATGATTTCATGTGCTTCATACGATCTCTATAATTTTTGCAGAATTAGCTCTATACTCAAATAAACTGTGTTCTTTTGTTTTATATTGCACGCCAGTCCAATAATTATTTATATATGATTTAATAATTTTTATATTTTTATTCTTATCATGTAAAAGACCATCAACTTCTGCGTACCAACTTAAATCTGATTTGTCGATAGGACCAATTGGATTGACCATATAAATATAATCACTATATCCGCCTGCCGCATCTATATCATCTGGATTTGATACCATATACACACAGTTCTTACGACTTATTTTATTCGCTGGCTTATATTTTTCAAAAAGATCTTCTATTTCTCGTTCACTTTCCATAGACGTATATCCATCAGATCTAGACGTTATTATCGTGCCTAGCTTCATCCGTTTATTTGATCCATGATAAAGTGAAAACCAAACATTTTTATATGTTGTCTCAAATAATTGTGGATATGATTTCAGGTGCATCATTTTTGCTTATCTAACTTAGCTTTCACTTTCGTCCCATCCGTCTTCGAATAAACTATTTCAACAGGGTTTACTTTTATTTGCATACCGTTAAACATATCGACGTACTTCTGTCCTACACCTTTCTTTAAATATCCAATTGTGCAATGTGGTTTATAAATTTTAAATTCAGTTGTGTGTGGTAGCTCTGTTAGTTTCTTGTTACAACCTGTTAACCATTCTGCCTTGGCATCCATCTTCAGTACGTCGTAGTCGTCATTCTCGAATAGCGAGGCATTGTGCAATGTTATGTCGCCTATCTCGTCCGGTTTTGACTTTTCTATTACATCTTTATCATCGACATCTGCATGCAGCCCGTACAATAATGTTGTATGCGGTTCAGATTCCAGTCCGAACGATCGGTCAGAATCATCAATATACACGTCCTCTTCGTCTATGATCTTGTGCAACGCCTCCATCATAGGCATGTCGAAGTACACCATAGAACAGCCGAACTTGTGCGTCCCATCGTCCTCTTTTAACATGTTGCCTGACCCTGAATAGTTACCTGGCACCGAATAGTTACCTGGCATAAATGGTTTCAAAAATTTCATATAATAATTAATTTTTATTACTAAACTCCCATATAAATCCATACGAAGTACGGGAGTTTTCTTTGTTACAACATCTGGATATAGCTGATTTAGAAAATCCTAATGTATCCTCTATTAATTTCAATGACTCCCATTGTTTAATAAAGTTCTTAGACAAATCATATTGTATTACAGCTTTATATTTTTTATAGTAATGACCTTCAGGATATGTTCTACCTTTTGTTTTTCCTATAAGACCCTCACTTATACTTTGTTTATGCTCATTACTTAGATGTCTTCCCGTTAGTTTTTTCGTAATCTTCTTTCGTATTTTTATTGATTCATCAGAATTCATCCAAGCAGGTTTTATTCCTTTTTTTGATTTTGACATTTTTAATTTTGTTTTTTGTGAATGCTTAAATCCTTCAGGTAAACCATCTCCACCAGGTGTACCGTTTACTAATGTTACACCTTGTTCATTTAGTTTGGAGATCCAGTATATTTCTCTTTCTTTACCGGCATCTGTAATTTCTAGTATCTTAATAGTAGGTCGTAATTTTTGTTGTATTAATTTTCGTATCCATTTACTTTTATGTGTCTCTGATTTTCTAATTTCTGAGTTAGCTTCTGATATATGAGCACTTAATCTTTTCCATAGTGGTTGAATCGTACATCCAACATATCGTATATCATTTGTGCCTGGATCATTTAATGTATATATTATCATACACTATATATCAATTCTTGTCGCGAGAATTTTTACCAACAACATAATTTGCGTGGTTCTTAATCATCTTAACACGCTCTATCAACTCGTACATGACTGTCTGCAGCATGTCTAGTATGGCGACACGTTTACTCTCACGGAACATGAAGTTTGACATGGACTTCTCGAACAGCTTATCCTTGTAGTCAAAGCCCTTGTGTCCGATGTCGTCTCGCAGGTGTTCTGCTATGTCGTATAATGATTTATGAAGCGGCATGGTTACCAGTATTTTATTTTTACGATTGCAGCAGCAGCAATATCTTCTATCGTGTTGTACATCGGCACATTATACTTTGCGCACGTTATATCCACGTTGCCCTTCCTGTAGAATCCCTCTGGACAGCATACCAATAGTTTTCCGGACTGCGCGTGTAGTCCTAATTCAAGAAGACTGATAGGCGATTTTGTCACAGGATCCAGATATAAAATTATTACGGCAGCGTTCTCCAATGCGTTCAGTTCCCAGTTAACCTGTTCGCTGAACTTTTTGTCGTCCATAGTCTGTTTCCATGATGAATCCCAGTCATCCCTACGAGGATTATATATCGCGACATTCTCATTCTTCATAAGTTTTTCTATCTGTTTTTGCCAGTCTTCGGCCTTGCCAAGCTCGATGGATCCGGCCAAGAACACGCCAGGACGGTTGTCTTCTGGAAGAGGCTTTGGCGCCTTCGTCACGGTGAACTTGTTCTTGAATGATTCGTACAGCTTCAAATTTTCCATTATGATCTTAGATTAGTTTTAACGTTATTATTTACTTCAGTGTTGTAAGACTTGTACACCACGTCAGTGACTATTATGTTCAAAGCCCCTGGCTGAGTCTGTTCTATGCCAGATTGATATTCAGTTCCATTCCTGTCTGTCCAACCGCCCCTGATTATAGGCAGCTCTTGATCTCGTATTGTGATGTCGCCGTAACCGTCTATTCTAGGCGCCTCCATGTTGGCAGATGATCTCATATTGGTCATTGACAATATGGCTTGTTTCTCGTCTATCTCTGATACCAACGATATGTTGACCGAGTCCACACCTGACACGCTCTCGATGACTGCGATGAGGTCGGATCTAGGAATACGGTCTCGCCTTCTCATGTTTAGGAAGTATTTAGACAGTTTCTCTTCTATAGTTATCCTCACCTCTGCCTCTGACACGTCAGAGAATATGATTACAGCCACGTTGATGACGAATCTGCTTATTTTAGGGTCGACTATCGAAACCTCTGTTCCCACGACCTTCGATCCTGATCTCTCTATCAGAGTGAGTATCTTTTCTTTCTGCGGTTCGGTCAGCTTGAATTTGTCCTCGTTCACGTTGAAGTAGTTCTCGTTGCTCTTTAGTTTTTTTGTGATGTCTGGCACGATGAACAAGTATATTATCTTGTCGTCGTACATGTCTACAACCGCACTGTTACTTACTGTTGTCGTTAGTCCGTTTATTGACGGAGAAGGCGGAACCGGTATAGGGAGTCCAGGCAGGTTCAACGGATTATTGAAGCTCTTCGTCTGGTATGCGTCTATTATTGAGAATACGTTGAACTTCTCCAGGAATATTATGTAGCTGTCCGGGTTCGCCAACACGTAGCTCCTGCTGTTCTTTGGAGCGATGAGCTTGGTTAGCGCTAATGGCTCGGCGTTAGCGCCAAAATCTGGCGGTACAGTGGTCTTGAAACCGAAGAATTCGTTCAGGTCTACTTCGTCGCCGAACAGCGTGTATCCTGGATCTTCCCATGACCACAATGCTTCGGTGTCCTGCGAGAGGAGAAGGTTACCAGACTCTCCGTTTGTTACGAGGAACTCTACTCTGATCTCAGATCCCAACATAGGACGCTTCCCTGCGTTTGTATTTCCAAAGTATATGTCAATGCCTGAATTTATGCCGGTCTTCAAAATGAACCCTTCCTTGTCATACGGCATATCATACAACGAGTCGTACATCTTCCATTTGGTACCGTTGACGTAAACGGTCACATGGTAGTGCTCTACCATGCCGGTTTGTGGGAAGTTAGCAGAGAACGTTTGCAATGCAGTCCCGGTCCCGGTGAAAATCTGTGTCTCAATCGTACCCTGTATGATGTTAAGCTTTATACCATTCTTAGACCCATCCACTGGAATCCTGATCTCGTCGCCAGGTAGGTTCAGCAAATAAGTTAACCCGTTGTTCTTGCACTTTATCTTGTTATAGTTAAGCATGATGATATAACCACCTGATATGTCCGATACTGGTGCGTTGTCCAGAAACTTTATTGCGATCTCGCCGGTGGCTGAAATTCCTCGAGTCGGGTTATGACCAGCAAGTCTAGCTAGACCATATATTGAATTTGACCTGGACGCGGTGTTTATGTTGAGCTCTGTGATGGAGTCCTCTATGTAGTATAGTATAAGTTGCGACAAGTTTTGCAGTACGAATATTATCTGTCCGTATGCAGATGCTACAGTGAAATTTGATCTGCTTTGTGCGAACTTGTCTACAGTATAATTTATAGTGTCTTGTATCAACAGTTCTATGTCGATCCTGTTTTTTGTGAACATATTTAGAGCCATGTGACTTATTCTTTTTCTTTATATATCAAGGAAACAAAAAAGCCTCGCGTTAACGCGAGGCTTTTTTTTAATGTAAAAACTTTTAATGAAAATCTGTAGCACTAGATTCTTTCACTGTTTGTAAAATTTAGATTTTATAAATTTAGGATCAACGTATACAGTATCGTTAATGTATACAGTATCATCGCATATAACTGTGTCTTTGCGTATAATGTCGTATATAACTGTGTCCTTATGTATAACGTTATATGCTATAGAATCATATCGTATTAATTTTGGCTGTACTTTTAATGGCGTAACATCATTCAATGTTAATAATTGTGTATCATACGACTTTAATTTGTTACGAAGCTTCTCTATTTGGTCTTCCAATACTTTATTGTCTTTACGTCCTAACAGCTGTTCCAGTTCGTGCTGGTCGTTCTGTTTATACATTTGTATTTCTTGTATGCGCTTTATCTTATCATCCGCCAATTCCATCAGCGAATTATTTTTCTCGTCGTACTTCGTAATTTTCAGATCTTCTTTCGTACTATGAATTTCATCCATTTTGTTCGTTAATATAAAAAGCGCGAGCACTATAGTAGCACCCGTAATTATTAAATATCTTTTGTGGTGATCTTCTAACATTATTTTACGGTATTTAGTGTTATTAGTAATTTGTTTTGTACTGATTCCAATTGACCCTCTAGCTTTTCGACGCGCTGTTCAAGTTTATTAATCTGTTCCTTGTAAACCATTTTATTGTCAATGTATAGGTACATTATGGCTATAACTGATAAGAATAGGATGGCTTTTACAGGATCCTTTGTGAACTCCTTAAATGATATTGGCAACGATAAAGCCATATATTATTAGTTTATTTTTGGTCTCCTAATATGTTTGCAATTTGTGTAGCTAACGGATCTATCTCGTCTGTCTCAATATTGTTCATCTTCTTTATGGACGATACGAAAGTTTGTGCTATATCAAACAATTGCTGCTTGGCATCGTCGGAAGCGGTGATTAATTTAGACGTTAGATCCAAGTTGAATTTTCCTGCATCAAAATACATAAGTGCAGATCCCAACGCTTTTACAATAGCAGCTCTCTTCGGTGTATCTTCAGATCCAAAATCTTCTGCTTTGCTGATCTCCACCAATTTTATATCAGCCGGGTTTAGTTCAACCTGATCGGATATAGCTTCGTTCAATCTAAAAGTGTCTAATGATTTTATTATCTTCATTATAAGAAATATTTTCGTCTTAATTCTTCTCTGCCGTTGTTGTCTAATGCACTATAATTTTGATAGTCAGACCACACCAAACTTAGTTGTACGTAATGTACCGATCTGGTCTTCTTATTAATGATCTCTAACGTTGGCATGTCATGCTCTTCCTCCATAAAATATTTACCTATTCTATATTCGATGTCGCCAATGGTTATCTCCTTCGGGCCCTCTTTCTCGTACTCATCGAGCTGCGCCTTATCGACGGCCTTCCATATATCGATAGCAGTGACCTCGTCAATCTCTTCCATCTCGCGTATGTGCTTCAACCTCTTCATGAAAATATAATTACGATTTCTTCTGTTCACCATCTAATGTAGCACGGCCTGGCTTGCCTTTCTTGTCACCAGAGTAGTTAGACTTCACAGTTTCGTGCTTGCCTTTCTTCTCTTTGCGAACGTCTAATGTCTCAACAGATTTCTTGCCGGTCTTCTCGCCATCGTACCCGTCAGCAACTATTTCGTGTTCAGTAGTAGGTGCCTTCTTCTCGATCTTCTTAGCAGCGCTCTTAAACTGTGAGAAGCTCTTTAATCTTCTCTTAGTAACGTTGAATGTGTCCATCTCTTGGATGCTGTTATTTTTCTCCTGATCCTCTTCTTTTTCTTTGTCCTCATCGATAGGATTTTTCTGCTCGTCCTCAGTGTTACCAGTCACTTTGTATGTCTCGCCGTTCACTACGAATTCATTTTCGCCGGCATCGATAGCTTTTTGTCTAGCCTCTGTAAAATCGTTGCCCTCTTCAATTTTATTAGTTTGTTCCATGTTTTCTTTGTTTGATATTTTATATATCATCCTACTGGATGTTTTCTCTTCAATATTCTCGTGAATGTTGACACTATTATGGTCAAACGCATGACTGTCCAAAGCTTTAATATCCTTCGGGTCGAACACTATGTACTGGTTTGACTTGTCCTTTGGCGTATCCATCACGGTGTCAGATATTAGTATGCCGTCGTACCTCTCCATCTGTAACTCGTGTATCAACTTCTTATTAGCCTCGTTCTTGTTGGTATTTATGTAGTGTTCCAACCATGCTCCTGCTTTGTCCTTCTTATATCTATGTTGTATGTCGAGTGGTAAATCATACTCGGCGTACTTGTCGCGGTAGTTCATGAACTGATGGAACGAGTCCGTGTGTTGCATCAACCTAATCTTATTCTTTATGATCTCTATCTCGTCCTTAATATCGGTATATTTCTGTCTTTTTTCAGATGTCATATCTGACTGGTTCTGTCCTAGTCTCCATTTCTCTGACTCCAGACCTGTTAATAGATCGTCCAGCTGTTTCTTCTCAAGATCTGAAAATGCAGCTGGCTTGAATATCTTCGGGTTCTTCATGTTGATGAAGACCTCGTAAATGCCGCCGTTGTCGCCTGTTATGAATTCCTTTGCCACATCTTTGCTGTCGACGAACCAGAATCCAAGTGTGTTTGTCTCGTTCTCCGTGTTTCTAGGCAGGTCGTATGCGTTTGAGAACTCATTGAACCCGAAAGACGATGTGCCGTGATATACGATCTTCGGCTCGCCGTTCTCGTCTATGACCTTTGATGACCTATCTGGATTATTCTCCCAATCTCCAAACCATCGGATAAATTCACGAGTCCTAACTGTGTCGTACAATCTTTTTGATAAATTAGATGGCTTACCATTAGGTGCTAATAGTTTAAATTCTATTGTTGGAGATACTTGAAATTCTGATATATTTTTAATACGTTTCATTGTAAATGACGCCAGGCTTTTTTTGCTTTGATCGCATAAATTAAGTTAATACCAATAGGAAAGTCTATACTAATATTTTTCGGATGTTCGCCAGAGTTTAAACGATTAATAATATTTAGAGCATCAGTCTCATTTATTTTTGAATTACCATTTTTCGAACCGGGAAATGATGGTCCATTTATTCCAAAATTTGCTAGATTTTTTTCAACAGCTTTGCAACTTTTTAATGCTTCTTTTTTAATGTTACTTAATTTTATCTTGGTTTCTATTGATGAAGTTCTACCAATTGCTTTAATTCTTATTTTTTCTTTTGTAGCTTCAGATAATTTAATACCTCTATTAGATTCACATAATTTTCGCATATTAAATTCAGAGTTATATACGGATTTATCTTTAATCCATTGCTCCATTTTTATGATATATTCAGTAGGTATACTCAGTATTATAGTAAATTCAAATGATTCTGCTCCATATTTATTATACGCATTTTGAAGATGTTTATTTGGATGTTTATTATTTTTTAGTCGCCAATTATGATTGTTCCATCTTTGTAATATATTATACGAACTACCAACATAACCTTTATTATTTTTGTTACAATATATATGATATATACCTGATTTCATATTATTTCATGTTTTTTTTCTTTTTATTTGAACTCACGGATCCTCATCGTACAGTTTTCTGTATTGGAATTCAGATATGTTCTTTATCCTCTTCAATTATTTATTGTGCTTGGTGAATATTACCTTACCGTCTTTCAACAGAACATCCTTTACTGAACTGATCATGTAGTCGTTATAATACCACACATTAGCATTGTCGAAATCTTCCTCACTGGTTTCGTCATCAATAAGTTCGTCGGAAATCATAGGAGCTTCTGTCAAGCCCTTCGCGTTGGCAGGTACTATAGTAAAACCGTTCGTCAGTTCGGATTCGAAGAACTCCCACAGGAATGCCTCGTCGTCTCCGCTGTCGAAATTCTCCATGTTTTCACGATCTTCAGATCCGTCCAACGAGATCTCAAGGTTACCATTAGGCAGAATTACAAATCTACCAATACCTTGGTTTGATTCGAAGAGATTAAATGTTTTTAAGTGTTTCATATTTTAATTGTTTTAATTTTTTAATTGTACCAAACAGTAGTTTCTACTTTTATCACCAATGCTATGGATCCGCTCTGTCCAATTTCCACATTATATTGTGATACCTTCTCATCTACTAGATACTTACTCTTAAAGTTTAATTTGGACTCAACTTCTTTCTGCATATCTTCCATTCTAGTCTTCCATTCTACACCAGCAGTGTATGTGTACACTGCATACTGACTTGGCACTCCTGTCGGTGAATGTTCTACGTCGATAAGCGGACAGTTTTCTAACGCAGTTTTTACTTCTGACGTCAGTTCGCCTTCCCAATATCCGACGCCAGAATCTGGGTCCTTACCCTTCTTCGTCATGTAGTCATAAATTTTCTGAGCTTCTGCATTATCGAATTCTACCTTCTTATCGACATTTGTCCATGCTTTCACGATCGGCGTCAAATCATACTTGTATGTCCTGATACTAGAACCTGATGTTGCATACGGACCGGTATTATCACTCTTGTTGGTTATCATCTCCGGCTGTATGTAATATAGATAGTCTAATATCAGCTTATCCTGCTCATTTTGTGGTTTGTCCTTGCCGCTCTTTATGATGTTCTTCACCCTACCATCACGCAGTTTCTCTATCTTCGTGCCCTTGATGAACTGCTTGAATTCAAACGATTTCTGTAATTTTGTCCACAACGACTTTGGATCTGACGCCTGTATGACGGTCTTGTCGATATACGCCTTCGTGCCGATCTTTTTATTATTCGCCGTATCTATATCAATTCGCATAGATATACCGAATGGTCCAGTGATGGTGAAATTATCATCAGACAGTACAAGGTCGAACGCTATCGGTGAATTCTCAATCACGCTGCTGATCGCGCTCAACAGTTCTTTAAGATCAGGATCGTACCTGTCCTCACTGTACATTGCGCTCTTCGATTTCTTAGCGAACACCTCATTTAGCGTTCCTTCATTCAGCTGGCCGAATTTTTTTAAGTGTTTCATAATTGTTTTCTATTTATCTATTTATTTAACGACCACGCCAAAAACCGGTTGGTTCAATATTTTAATGTCTATGATGCAAATGTCACGCACCGTACCGCGCGAGAACTTAATGTCGTAGTCCACCTGGTACTTCTCAGCCATCGGTATGAACTTTATCGTCTGGTCCCTAAGCATCGACCTGAGCACGAACTCGTTAACTGAGAACGTAAATAAGTACTCTTCTAAGTTCGCTCCAAAATCCGGTGCGCCCAATATCTCGCCTCTGTTGGTGAACAACATCATTTTAATTTGTGACACAAGCATCTCGGTCTCCTCGTGTATTTCGAGGATGTCCGACTTGTAAAATGGATCGCTAGGATCACGAAGATATAGATCTCTTGCCATCTTTAATGATATGTTAGTTGTGATGATTGTCCGCTAGGCGGAAATATTTGATCGCGTATGGTTGCTGTGTCCTTCGGTATCACGTGCTTGTCTTCTATGGTAAGCTCGTCCTGTTGTCGTATCTTTTTCTTCTTGATTAGGTATTCTCTAAGGCTTGTTACATCGCTTCGGTATTGCATTATGCCATCGTCTATAAATGACTGGTCGACGTTACATATAGTCTTCCCGTCCACGTCCTTAACCTCGCCGTCCATGTCCTCATTTTCTTTGCTATGTATGAAGAAAATGTATTGGTCGGACTTGTTCTCAGGCTTCTCAGTAGGATCCAAATCTGGGTCCTGATCAAAGCTTTCAAATGTCTTCATGTATTGCATATCTTCCAACGATTTTACTTATATATCCAAATAAAAATTATCTTTGCTTGTATGAGTAAAAAAGATTCGGTTAATATCAGCAATAGGAAAGCATCGTTCGACTATACGTTTGAAAAAATGTTTGTCGCTGGAGTGCAACTGCATGGTTCCGAGGTCAAGGCGATCAGGGACGGTAGGGTGAACTTGGCAGATGCTTATTGCTTTTTCGACAACGGCGAGCTGTTCGTCAAGAACATGAGCATACAGAACATGGACCACATGGCACCACACGAGCCCGAGAGACTGAAGAAGCTGTTGCTGAACCGCAAGGAGCTTGACGACCTGGAGAGCGACCTCAACAAGGGAATGACCATCATAATCGTAAAGCTGTTCACGATGAGAGGTATGATCAAGGCCGAGATAGCACTAGCAAAGGGAAAGAAAAATTATGATAAAAGAAATAGTATAAAAGAAAGAGATGCTAAACTGGAATTAAAAAAGAATTATGAGACTAACGGTAGAGATAGAATTGAATTATCCAGGTATTGAAGATAGCGAATCATTGGATGTGGTCCAACACCTGTTGGACAGAATACTGGAGCGCGGATCAGGTACTATCAATGATGAGAACCAGTTTGATAATGAAGAAGACGAGTGCACTTGCACCGGAATCATAGTTAGGAAACTACTAAACAATGTATCTATATTCTACTACAAGAAAATTAAATTAAGAAAATTCGAGATGCCATCCATGGCACAATACGACGATCTAAAGGCAATACCAGGTATTAACATAGATGACGTAACATACGAGCAGTTTTGTAAAATATCAGAGGACGCATGGACAGAACAGAAAAGGATGGGATACGGTATTTCAGTGCAATCAAAGTTTGTCGAATACAGGGATCAAGCGCACTTAGATGAAATAAAAGCGGAATTGCGTAAGGAAGATGACTTCATTGGATTTCCTGAAGACCCGCTCATCGAAAACCTCATCAAGCCAATAGTATGAAAGTAGTAAACGAAGAGTGGAATTTAGATTTTGGTAAAAAGAAGTTGGAAGAATGTATTCTATTTGAATCTAATAATTTAAAAAAATGCAAAGATTATACTAAAGAACATGATTTATCAGAAGGTAGAATTGTTGGTGAAAATGACAGAATTGCTATCGGCGATTGGTACGATGCGTATAGTAATGATTTAGGTTGGGAGTACGATTGAATAAGATTTAAAAACTAATTGAATAAGACATGACAAACGCAGAAAAAAATCAAATGTCCAAGGAAGAACGGGCAAAGAAAGAACAACAAGAAGCAAGCATGCGTAGCACGTTCACTCCGTACAAGGGCAAGACGTCAGGGTTAAAGACACTAACGCCGAACAAAAGATTGCTAGATAGTGGTTGGAACGAGAGTCATCTGTTTTCAGTAACGGCAGCAGATCCAGTATACGTTCATCCGGACCAGAAAGGCATAGACAAAAATTACGTACGTGTGATATATCACGCCGAAAAATTCGTGGCAATATTAGCTAAAGATCATTTTAAAAACTAAAAAAAAATATGATAGACATTACAGGATTAGACAAAGCGACGGTATTAGCAGCGCTTTACGGAAACGCCAGACCGTTAGGAATGGGAATGTTGCACTTCACACCAGGCGACATGCCTATTGAAGAGGCACAACAAATGCTAGACGAAGGCCAGATGTACTTTGATTACGTCAACGGTAGAGTGATGAAGGTCGACCTATCTGGCGACAGTTTTGATCCTTGGTTATATGACCGAGACAACGGCGAGGGCGCAGCTCTTCATGCGTTATCAAAAATAATGATTGAGGACGACAAATGATAACGAAGACGACAATAGAGTGTTATAAGATTCGGCTGGATAATGGCACATACGCAGACATTACGATCGATGAAAACGGCAATGCTGGCAGGATACAGATCGCGTCAGATTATGGCGATTGGCAGAACTACTGGGGCGCTTGCAGCACTCCATTCAAGGAGTTTCTAGCAGGACTTGACATACACTATGCAGCCAGCAAGTTCGGAGCTAGCGGATGGTTTGACCTGTATAAAACTATATCAAATCTAAAGATACGGATAAAAGAATACACGACGGACGAGGAAGAGATAGCCGCATTAGAGAACGAGCTGCATGATCTGGAAGACTCTACTGACAAAGACGAATTCGTGCACAAGATGTGGTATTCTGACAAATTATTGGAGATGGAAAACAGTTCACCTGACTTGGTAATGACGAATCACCCGGGGTTCGTGAACTTTTGGGAAAAACTTTGGCCAATATTCATAGAACAAATAAAAACTGAAGAACAATGTGCAAAAAATGTATAACATGTGAAAGCAATAGAATAGCAAACATCGGCGGCAAATGCAGTGATTTAGGATCGGCGTCTATTACCATTGATAAATTTACATACGATAGTGATTATATACCAACTGATATGAACATAGAAGGCGGTGATTTTAATAGTTAATTATGAAAGATATAGAAAATAAAGATAAAGTTAAAAGATATGACGGCAGTCAAGCAGTGTGGATAACATCGTTAATGTCGTTATGATGGATTGTCTTTGGAATATGCTTAAATAATGCCGGCTTTGGTTGGGACGGTTTTATATGGTGATTTGTCGTCATGACGATCATAGGTTTTAACACAGTATTATGTATTATACGTATCTGGTGAGGAACATGTGAGGACAACAGGCTTCGTTATATACGAATACGAGCGGTGGAACTGTATAACTTTCAAAATAGTAGAAATGATGAACGATGAACGTGATATTAGTGGCAGTAGAACCAATGCTATGATTTTATCAATGATACCTGAACTTAAATCAGGTGGTAAGATTGGTGTTGCAGGTTGTAAAGACCCGAAAGATATTACTGAACGCTTAAAAGCACATGGAATTGATGTGAAAAGTGAACCAATGATTTCAACAAAACCAATTAAAGCTATCCATAATTTGAATAGCATTGAGGGTGAAATAATAGGGATTGAATATGGCGAGAAAGTTCAGATAGGTTTTTTTGTTCTATTGCTAAAAGACATAAGGATACGTGGCATCAAGCTATCGCAAATATACACCGTAGATTATTTAAAAAGTCAGATTGAATCTGGTAAACTTATCGAAAAGGAAGATGATAAAAAAGGAAGATGATAAAATAGATGTGGAGATACACGAGTATTCACTGAAGAATTATCTAGGCGAGTGGCTAGAAGTAGAATGTCATTTTGGAGAAAGCTATGTTACACTAAAGATAGAGTCGCAGGAAAGTTTCACAATCGGCAGTATTGATGAGCTGGATGAAATATGTAACAAAATAAAGGCCACATGGCCTTAAAATAAATAATAAACAATAAAAGACATAAAAAGAAGAATTAGAAAAATTGGGATTATATCTTAGAAGACCTAAAAATAAAATAAATGACAAAAATAAAATTAATTGATGTATCTGAAAAGTTAGTATTGGCATGGAAAGAATCATTTAAAAATTATCCTGATGTAGAAATTATTCATGATTCTATATTAAAACATCCATGTGATGCAATTATTTCACCTAGTAATAGTTTTGGTATAATGCAAGGTGGTATTGATTTAATATATGCTAATTATTTTGGTGTGACTTTACAAGATAATTTACAAGATAAAATATGTAAAATGCATAATGGCGAATTGTTAGTTGGTGAAACAATTATAATGGAGACATATAATAATATATTTCCTTATCTTATATCAGCGCCAACAATGAGAATTCCTGGTAGCAGATTAATAGGTACGCCTAATGTATATCTTGCTGCTAAGGCAATATTTATAATATTAAAAAATAACCTAAATATAACATCAGTAGCAATTCCGGGACTCGGAACTGGAACTGGTGCTGTGTCGCCAGAGGAGTGCGCTAGGCTGATGAGGATGGCATACGAGGACTGGTACTTAGGAGAAGCATTGACGAATGGCGTCAACAATCCGCAATCTCTAGATGATGTGTTTTCGATGTGTAATAACCAAGCGGTAAAGCAAAAACCGCTAGTATCTGCCATCACAGGGCAAGTAATACCCGGATTAAGCGGTGTCGTAGGTAAAAATGGACCAGGTACATGTCCAACTGGCCAACGTGATGTTAACGATTTTAATCAATCAGCATGATCAAAAATTCAAGAAATATGGAGAATAACATGATATACAATGGTACAACCCGGCACTGTTGGTTGGACCACACTTGAAAATGGATGGTATAATAATGGCCTTCGACATACACGAGGACCGCATAAAACAAGAAAATTAAATTTCCGATTTTGATAATATTGATGCAAATTATAATTAAATTCGATTAACAATTAAAAACAACAGATAAATATGGAAAAGTTCAAGAATTTTGCGCACAAAGCACAACTAATTTATTTCTCTGACAAAGGAGAAAGCATGTCTGACGCGCAGAATATGAAAGGAAAATGTAACCAAGTGTCAGAGGATGTTAGATCACACTTCGCATCGATAGGACCGGTAAAAGAAATCGTGCACTACGACAACAAGGAGATAAATCTTACGGTGCCTGTTGTGTTGGAAGCAAAGAAGATCGCTGAGATCGTAGGCAAAGACGCAGAGGCCAATGCACTAAACGGATGGTATGCTCGTGCAATCAAGGCAAAGAATGACCTGATGAATAACATCAGGACTGCTAACTGGACGATGTTCTTGAATGAAGGCGAAGATTTCACGCCAGAAAAATATGATGTAAAATTCGATGTTGACCAGCCGCATGCGATACAGTATGATGAAGAAGACATACTTGGCGAATGGTCTGCAAACGAAGTGGCAGACTTCTTGATCAAAGAACAGTACTGTGTCACAGTAGGAAAGCTGATACACAAGAAAGGAAAGCTCCACAGTATATATAACTCACCGCTAACCGAGACCACAAGATTTCATGATCTAAACTCAGGCAACGGAGGGACTAAAGCATATCCCGTTACAATCACTCCTGTATATCAAGGCAAAGAGCTTAATGCAATCAAGAAGATGTATCTCAAAAATCATGATGATCACAGAGAGGCTGAGAAGAAAGTTAACTGGTACAAGGCCAAAATCAAGAATGAGTTAACCATCAAGAATGCTGCAGCTCAACGCGAGTATGCAGATGCAATGGGAGATTTCTCTAAGAAGCAAGCCGATTATAATGATACAAGAAAATCGTTTATGGATAAAGTTCGTAATGCTAACGAGAAATTGCGTGCTGAGTGCGAGGCAAGAAGAGAACTATTGGTTAAGGATGCTTCAGCAATGAAGATATTCATCCCTGAGAACCTTAGGGATACCAAGAAATTCGTACAGAATTATGCTGCAATAGATTAAAATATTAGGCTAAACATTGAACCTAATTTACAAAAAAAGATACTAGCCTTGAATTGACAAGGTGTTAATACTTGCCACGTTTTGGTCCACGTGCTGTTGCTGATTGAACCTACTGTCCTAGTGACGATAAGATGAGAAGTATTAAATTAGGAAGTAATTCTAGTTGTGTTGTTCCCTTGAGAAAGGAATGGTAAATATATGGCAAAGTTTAAGTGCAGCCACAACACAAATGAGCTCAGCAAGTAAAAAGATACAGGATTAACTACACAGACCCTAACTCTTATGACTAAGTTGCATTTTATGCAACAGTTATTAAAGAAATGAATTGACATATCCATAAGAGAGGGTGCGTGCTATTTAAAAATATAATGTTCTTTGAAAATATTGGGTTAAGGATAGTTGTTGTGACAGAAGACATACAAACCATAACTAAGTCTGTAATAGACGTTACGAGAAGATATTTCCTTCTGGGAAATGGTCTTCCATAAAATTTATCGAGGTCGCGTTCCAAAACAAAACCAAGCGCAGTAAAAAGCACTCTGAAGTCCGGCACTATTAGGTTAGTAAATTGGATTGTCAT